AGATACCTAGAGGATCACTTAGATCACTCTTCAGGCGGTTAAGGAAGTTGACCATTATATCCACTAACACCACAGATTCAAGCTGAATCTCGCCACTCCTGAGTGATTCAAGAAAGACGTTACTTGTGTTGTCGTCAGAGGTTGTACATAATTGGTCAAACGAATACTCTTTATCACTCATCAAATTCATATCTTGCGATAACATATACGTTAATTTATCGTACCGCGCAATATAAGCATTATATATTTCATCACTCATATCTCCAATCCAAGCGTTTGGATTTTGTATAAGATTAGACGTGAAGTAGTGTATTAGTTTTTCCTTATCGAATCTTCGAGAGAGTTTCTCGAAAAAGTATCTATCCCTGCGACGTTCAAACGTATCTTGTCGTACCGCAGTTTTAAAGTTATATTTTACCGCGTCATAGTCAGACGTAAAGTGTAGTTTAAGAGACTGGTAAATTTGGTATGCGTGGTATCCGTTCACGGTTTATTATATAATCTTTGAGCTTCCCTTTCTTCTTGTTTTCTTTTATAATCTTCTAACCAATGTACCTTTCTTTCGAGGTCATCCATTCGTTTTTTCATTTGAATCCATTGAACGTTAAATGTCCATTTATCGTCTTGTGCGTAATTTGGCATAGTTATATGATATGTAGTCTTTTAAACTGTGTTTAGCATTCCATCCTAGTTCTTTTGTTTTATCAGTGACGACTTCACCAGTCATTCTATTGCCATTTCGTTCAGGCAACATTTCAATATCAGTGTCAAACATTTCTGCTACTTCTAAAACGCTATAAGGTTTATCACAACCAATGCCATAGCCATCACCTTGACCGTGTTCTCCAATCAATACGAGAGCGTCTACTATGTCATCAATATATGTAAAATTTCTTTGTTGTGTTCCAGGCGATACTACCTTTAGTTTTTCGCCTTTACGTATTTTTTCTAAAAATAAAGCAATTAGTGTAGCGTACTTACCTTCTTTGATTTCCCTACCGCCGTAGACATTATAGAAATATGTTATTGCGTAGTTAATGTTATACCACTTACCATAGTTCATAACAAGCTGTGTATTTTGCGCCTTTGTGAATGCGTACGGAGATGCATCTGCGCCATTGTCACTAAACTTTGTACTACTACCAGCGTAAATAAGTTTAGCGCCAGTTTCTCTAACAAACTCTAATACTTGAAAAGTTCCTTGAGTATTATACTCATGGACAATATCTATATCATCAAAGCTTTGTTCTACGCGGGAATACTCACCTAAGTGGTATACTATATCTGGCTTTTCTTCAACCGCAAATCGAATATCGGTTGTAGGAGAATAAAGATATTCAACTCCATCGACATGGTTATTTTCTGAGCCGGTAAAATAGTTATCGAGTGAAGTGACGTTATTGCCCTCTTTAGATAATCGTTCACAAAGGTGACTGCCTATAAATCCTGCACCGCCTGTTACTAATATTTTTTTACCTTTCATACTAAAATAGTGTTCCTGTTGTGCGTTTAATTATATTCCTATCCATCGCTTCGACTTCTAGTTTAAGTTTGAGAGGTCCTTTAACGAGCTTAGCCATGTCGGCTGGATCGATCTGCTTTCTTTCGCATATTTCAATAATAGCTTCAGTGTAAGTCATTCCATCGTGTGACACTAGCTTTTCAACCTGTAAACGTAATTCTTCTTTTGTGATTGATGGTTTAATTACCACCGCTTGTTTTTTACTCATAGCGCTCTTATTAAAATGGTGTCTTGGTTAATCCTACCATTCGCGGATTTACGCTTTGTCTTTAACTCACCGAGCGCTTTCTCAATTTGTTTTTCTGTCCTTGCAGCGATGATTGGAAGGTAGTCCTCTGGCTTACGTAGTGTAATAGCAAATGATGTTGTTTCATCAAAGTTTTTGATTGACGTACCGCTTACTATAAACCCATCGCGGCTGTTAGCGTTAAACACTGTAAGTCTACGATACTTCGTATTAAAGGCAAAGAATTTATTCGCACCGATAATTCGTGTAGGATCACATGATTGTATCGCATGATCTTTCGATTCTTTTAGGTATTTCAACCTTTGAATTTGCTTGATCGCTGATTTAGGCTTCTTGACACGCGGTTTACGGGCTGAAGCTTTACTTGACTTATAGAGTACTAATTCATTGAGCATATCATCAAGCGCTTTGATACGATTACGCAATCCTGGCTTACCTAGATAAGAATATCCTTCGACCATTTGATCACACGTCTTTTCAAAAGCTTCGTTGTACTCATTACGCTGTTTAGTCAACCATTGTTTGACTTCACCTGTCGCTGAAACTGGAATGTTTTCACCACGCATAACAGTAGCCAATGGAAACTTAACTACCTTTGTGTCACCTGTGCACCATGTGTCAAGCATACTTTCAAGTTCACACAATATGGTGTTCTTTACCTTTTCTTTCATGATTTCATGAACGTTAGGCTTTGGCTTAGCGTTAGGATCAACAGCCTTTTTAGTTTCTTTTACTAATTCGGCTTGATTAAGCATTAGGCTGATGTTAGTCTTTACAACTTTTTTATAGTTATAATAATCAGGTGAACCCATGTTAAACATTCGACATAGCTTACCAGTAATCATTACTTCACCTGCAGTTTTAGGCACCTTTTGGATAAGCTTACAGTCCTTCTGATCATATCCTTGAGTAAGCATATAGTCATGAATGATTGGGATGTAGTCATCGCGATCAAGGTAGTAGTTGTAAAAGTTAAGTGCAGACGATAGTTTTTTGTCGTATGCTTCTTTAGTGTTGACGTTAGCCCATGAGGGTTCAAATCCGGTGTACTTGTCGTCAACTGCGGCCACTTGGCCATTCTTTTGAAATTTTCTTGTTTTAATTTTCATAGATACTATTATACTACAGATTAAGTTAGTTGTACACTTTTATTTGAAGATGACTTGAGACTTATTTATGTATTCTAATCCTCGAGCTCCATTGCCTGTTTGGACGAGTGTCGAAGTTCCGTGGATTTGCAACGCTGTGCCGCTACCTACCATGTCGCCACAGGAATATAAGATGTCGTCACCTTCTTTAAGTTTATTGACTTTAGTTTGGTGCGTACCCATACGATGTCTGTTTGAATTAGTATACATCATTTATTGTCAAAGGTGAGTTGGAAAAGTACAATAGCAGAAATTGATAAGTTGAGAATTAAAGAGGAAGACGTTAGATTTCCTGCGAGGTAGTTGATTGGTATAATACCAATGTTAAGTGCTAGTATGATGTATCCGAATGTTTTCATAAGTTAATTATAATCTAAGTTTGAGTAAATGTAAATAGTTTATTTGAAGAATATGTGTTTACCGATCTTCACGGTCCTTTTCATACTCGAGGCCCAATACGGCTCGGCGATGTAATCAGCGTAGTAGTGGTCAGCGCCTTTAGTGTAATTCGTTTGAGTGCCAATAACGTTTACTGCGATTTTCCAACGTGGATGCTTTTTCGCTTGAGCGATCGTATCTTCCAACGCCTTTATACCATCAGCCTTTCCATTCCAACAGGAGAATTGCTTTCTTTGTAGACACACCTGTGCTGGAGTCTTATTGCGCTTTTCGGCACGATTCATTATCACCTCATAGACACCTTCAAGCGCTCCAACGTGATATTCACCACCCGCTTCCATGATGATGGTCGCTGCGATGATATCGTGAGCATACGGACAAGAGTCGTACACCAAGCGATGAGGTTTGATGAGGTCGATATCGTCTACATTTAAGTCGGGTCTATCGCCATCGATTGTAGCGAATGCAGTTGACGCTGAAAGTAAGAGAATTGCGTATTTATTCATAATTAAGCAGTTGCGTAAGATTCCATCATGGCCAAAGCTTCTTCCTCGCTATTGGCCACTCTTCCATCTTCAAATAGGTATTCCGCTTTGAAGCTTCCACAATCCCCAGCGATACGTGCCGCACCACTCGCGTATTCCCAAGTCTTTGTGAATGACTTAAGTCCACCGCGCATATCTGCCTGAGGGGCACTTTTCCGCACTTCAGTGATTGGGTAACAGTTCACCCCTGAGCCTGCAGTGATGTAGATGTAGGTGCGATCTTCCCACGGTTCGAAGTCTATCGAGGCCTCTTTGTCTACGTTTGCGAGGTATTCCTCAGAAACATCTTTACGGTGAATGATATACTCCTCTGAGTACTCACTCGCGGATTGAATGACGTTTTCGATGTACTCGTCTGAAGCGTTACCGACGACAACGTAGGTGCTTCCACCTTTGTTCTTCCAGTGCTGAGGGCATTCCCCAGTGCCATCCCATGCGTGGGCGCCATAGTTTTCGCGATATTGAGTTTGTACGATTTTTGCCATAAGTTTAACCTTTTGTTGAGTGAGTG